TTAGTCGGAATTATCTTCATTTTCGTATTCAACATCTGAAATTCGAACCTCAAGCTCCAGCGCCGTTGTATAGCCGTTATTACTCAGCGAGTGAGTCACTTTTGTAATCGTCCACGACTGCTCATCAATAATCTTCTTAAAGCCCGTAACCCTCACCGGCATTTCCGGGTAAATATCAGCCCGGCCAGTGGCGAGGCTGATGGAGAACTCAGCAACGCCGCGCTGCAATTTATCCCACTTAACCTGCGCTGCACGCATCGCCTGGGCTTTTGTTGAATAGATGGTTGTCAGTGCAAAAACATTATCTGCTTCCCCGGCCATATACTCCCCCTCCCGCGCTTCCGGCACTTTCACCGGTTTGGCTTTCGGATGTTTATCGCCGTCAGTCTTATGCGTTTTAGGTTTGCGCTTGAGCTTCACCTTTTCCTTTTGCGGCTTCGGGTCTTTGGTATGCAGCCATTTCGCCGTTACGCCGGTGTAAGCGCCACGGTCAGCAATGGCAAAGCTGTGCCGATCCCCGTCGCTGCGGGCAATCGTGATTTGCGGTAGCGGCTTGCCGCTGGCGTTCACGCCTTTACCCGCTTTCAGAAACAGCAGTTTTCCCATCTTCACAGACACCTCGCCACCGTTGCGCTCCGCAAGGCGCGTCAAAAATTTGATGTCCGATTCCTGAGATTGATCGATGTGCGGGATTTTAATCTCGCCCAGCTCCGGCGCGACGCCTGCGGCCAGTTTGTTCCTCGCGGCGATAGTCTCAACGATTATACCGAGCGTGGTGTCATGAAATGAACCTTCACGACGTGAGTTGAGCGTTCCGCGAAAGTCAGCGCTGCGGGCGCGAATAGTGACGGTATCCGGCGCACCCCGGTGCTCAACTTCATCAACGGTAAAACTGCCTTTGCCGACCAGAGCAAAACCTTTCCAGCCGAGGTAAAGCGTAAGCACCGCGCCGCGAATGGGTAACGCGACCAGCCCGTCGGCATCATCCAGTTCGATATCAAGCTGGTCGGCCTCAAAGCCCCGGTTATCCGTGAGCGTCAGACTCAACAACCGGGCGCTGATATTGCCGGTAATATCCCGGCTGTTAAGCTCCAGCAAAAAATCAGGCGTCATGACGCCGCCCGCCGCATTTGTCAGCGCATCAAGCATTATCAGCCCCCTAATAATCCGGTGTATTTCCCGGCCAGATCGCCAGCTTTGCCGATCAGCGATTCGGCCTGTTTCCCGATATCGCCATAAAGCGCGGCCAGTGATTCATCAACACGGGTCAGTTTCAGCGTGAAGTCAGTCCGGCGCGGCGTGCCGTCGGAAAATAAAAGGCTCCCGGTTTCACTGACGTTGTTGATGATAAACATGCCGTAGATCGTGCCGGTGCCATCAATCAGCGGCCACGCGCGCCCCTCATCGGCCATCAGCCTTAACGTGGTCATCGTCAGCTTTCCGCCCGTCAGCTCCGGGTACAGCACGCCGGAAAGCGTGACGGTTTCCTCACCGGGGCCGAGGAACTGAAAAGTATCACGCAAACCAACGCGGCTGTTTGACGGCCACCGGTAATCTGTATCACGCTGAATACTCTGGTAAGGCAGCGTCTGACGCATAAAAACAAACATTCCAAGTGCGAGCATCATTGGTGAATGGCCTCATCCGTCGTGCAACATACTGGCCCGCGCGCGGGCACGTTTATCACGCTCATGCTTTTCAAGCGTGTCCTGTAACTGGCGGTCAAGTGACGTTCCAGGCGCAGCGCCCCCCTGTAGAGTAATGTGATATTCATTTTTGCTTTGATCGACATAAGAGCGACCGGCGGCAGCGGTCACGGGCGCATAAGATGCATGGCCCTGGGTAATAGCTGGCCCCGTACCCGCCCCCGCCACAGGTGCCGACTGATACGGCAGATAACCTGTATAGGCACCGGTGGGCTGAACGTAGCTTTTATTCTTCGCGGCTTCGGCTTTTGCGGCCTTCTGGTCAAGGTCGCCCGATTGCTTGTTAATGATCCCGAGCTTTTCCAGCACCCAGTCAATGCCTTCCCGCAGCTTGTTAAACGTCTTAAGCGGCAAATTAAGTGCATCAGCGAGCCCCTTACCAAAGGTCACACCTGCATTGCGGCAACTGTCGAGGGTTTCCTGAGTAGACTTAACGGGTGCAATCAGATCGTTAAACCACTGCCAGACTTTTTGCAGATATCCGCCCAGGGTGTCGAACATCGGCTTAAGCGGCGTAAAGATTTCACCCACCGGCCCGAACGCGGCACGCAGCCCCTCCACCACACCACTGAAGAAAGCGCTGATCGGTTCCCAGTATTTACGGATAAGTAAAGCGGCGGCGACAATGGCCGCACCGACGGCGATAACAGGCCAGATGATCGCCCCGACAGAGGATGCAATTATCGTCCCGGCAATGCTAAATCCGGCAGCTAAAAACCCCGCCCCCGCAATCAGGGCATTAACCCCCGCCATTACCGGCCACAACACCAGGCCAAGGCCGCCCAGGACGGCAATAAATCCCGTTACAGCACCGGCCACTAATACAATTTTTGATACCAGTTCAGGGTTTGCTTTCACCCACACGTTGAGCCTGTCGAGCCATTTGTTTGCCGTCTGGGTGAGTGTTCTCAGTTTGTCGGTCATGCTGGAAAATACTGTCAGGCGCAACCCTGCAAAGGCACCATCCAGCTTCGCCACATCTCCGGCCAGATTATCGCGCAGCGTGTCACCCATTTTCTCCGCTGCACCACTGACGTCACCGAGCCGGTTATTTGCTCCGGCCAGCGCGCCGAGAAATTTGGGGATCTGATCGATGGATAAATCTTCAATGGGCGTACCAAACAGCGCTATCGCAGCATTGGCGCGTTCAGCCGGGTCTTTAATCGACAACAGGCCGCGCGCAGTTTTCTGCATCGCCACACGCGCGTTTTCGCCGCCGGTAGCAATCGCCTTAGACATTTTCTCCGCGTCCAGGCCAATTTGCTTATAGGCCGCCACGCTGTTTTTAGACATGTCCGAACCACGGATCGAAAACTCCTTGATCGCGTCTCCTGTTTTATCCAGGGCAAATTTACCCTGCTTCGACATATCGACAAGCAGTGACATGGCTTCCGCCCCGGTAAAGCCGAGGTTACGGAAATGGGTCGAGTATTCGTGAAGAATTTCCGGCATCTCCCCGCGCATCTGCGCGGACACGCGCTGCATCCCGGACACGATGAGATCGAGCGCTTCATCGCTGTTTTTTGCCAGCCCGTTCTTCATCATGATGCCCGCAATCTGAATACTCTCAGCGGCTTCACTGCCAAACGCCGTCTGCATATCCAGCGCTTTACGGCTGATGCGATCTAACTCAGCCTCGCCCACATCACCCATTGCGCCTAGGGTGCTGCGTACCGCTGACACGGCTTCTGTGATTTGTTCAAGATCACTACTGACACCCGAGGCGTTAATGCTCTTGATCACGCCCGCATATTCTTTGCCGCTGGCGCTGTCTTCCCCCTGGCGCGCCGCAATCAGCGCGCCGCTTTTCTCAGCGTGCACTGCCGGGGCCATTAATGCGCTGCCCGCATATAATCCCGCCGTACCCAGCCCGAGCGCGGCGGCGCTGGTATTGCGCGCACCGGCAACCATCGCCCGGCCCCGCTCGTAACGCTCACTCACCGCGTTGAGCTTTTCCTGTTTCAGGGTTTCCGCGTCGTTGGCTTCTTCGTCAAACCAGCACGTTGCGTCAACGATATACCCTGCCGTTTTCAGCTCGCGGAATTTGGCGTTGATACCGTCCACGATATCGCGGATAAGCGTTGCCGTGACGGGCCTGTCCACCGCCCACATGTGCGCGGCGGCCATCGTATCGGCCAGCACCTGCGCGGTGCGGGTGTAGTTCTCAAACAGGAACAGCGGATCATCAGAGCAGGAGCGGTTACCCCAGAAGCGAAAACCATCTTTACGAATAAGCGTGGTCACGCCCGCCTCGTTGAGCAGGTCGGCATCAGTGCCGGTTTCCTGCAAATCCCAGAACACCGACGCACTGATCCCGGTGACACCATTTACGCCCACGTTAGAAAGCGTTTTATGCCAGCCCTGCTCCTGGTCGATTCGGGCGCGCAGCCCCAGCGCGCGTGCTGTCGCGTACGCCGTGGCGCTGGCGTTCTTCGCCGTATCCCAGGCGAGAAAATCCGGCCAGATCATCATCAGCTCGCGGGCGCTGAAATTCTCGCGGTAATTCATGGCGTCGGAGACGGTTTTACAGTTCCACGCGCTGACATAGCCGAACGCGCGCAGCTTCTGACACACCGAAACCAGCGCCGTAGCCACGGCCTGATTATCCAGCCCCGGCACGCCGAGAATGCGCGGCTTGACGCCCGTCACCGCTTCGGCGGTCAGCAGCGCCTTAAGCCCGGTGTATTTGCCGTTTTCGTCGGTGGTGCCGATGATGTTAGATACCGTCTGCGCGAAAGCCTCCTCTTCATCATCTCCCGTGCCTTCTTCGACGCGCACAACGATGACAACGGGTTTTGACTGATCGGCGATAGCCTGGAGTGCGGCGGACAGCGTGCCTTTTTTACCGGCTTTGCCAATCGCGCTTTGAACACCGGTGATGAGCACCGGCTCATTGAGGGGGAAGGTTGCCGCGTCTGCATCGCTGGCCGTACAGACCATGCCGATAATCGCGGTTGAGACTGTGGAAATGACGCGCGTGCCGTCGTTGATTTCGACGACCTGTACGCCGTGATGAAAATCACTCATCCGTTTAACTCCGTGGTTTGGGGTGAGTGTATTTTCAGGGTGCATTACGCCGGGGGCTATTTATCAGGGTTGGTCTGAGACTGGCACAACGACAAAACATCACCCGGCTGTGCGGGAAATTTCCGGTACAGGGTCGAGACACCCATTTTATAAATCAGCGCCACCCGCTGAAGTGTTTCACCGGCAGCGATTAGCCTTGTGACAGGATGCGGCTGATGCAGGAATTGAAACAGACAAAGAAGCCCGCGAGCTTACCAACTGGAAAAAAAGGCGGGTGCTGTTGATGCGGGTTGATACCGCAACAGCACCCGACATTAGCTGGCCTGTTAAACCGGTATAGCGGGCCAGCTTATATCCGGCGCGGCGGAGGTGTCTGTAGCTTCCACCGCGTCAATATAATCCAGAGTCTGATTTAACTTAACGGCCTCTTCACTCGTTAATTTTCGCCCTGCCTGTAGTTTTAACTGAATAACGCTGACTGACTGTAACGCATCGTCAATCCTCATTTGCTTTTGTTGTTCTGCATAGGAGATAAGTTCATCCTGTGATGGGGGGGGAATACCATCCCACGCAGGAAGACCTTTCTTAACTACTCTTACTTTGCCAGCAGGCGGATTTACAAATTCATTGAATGTGTCGTTGTCCACATCGACGATATCACTCAGTAACCAACCAGCAGAAATAAAATTCTCAAGTTGGCCTTTTTCAAAAAAGGCGTTGTTACTCGCTGACCAGACATATTTCATGATTAGGCTCCTATTGCAATATAGTCAAACCCGGTGGACGTGACCCCGTCTGATACAGTCAGTTTCGCACCAACTTTATTACGCCCGGTATGACCAATAGGCACCTGCCACGCAGTTACTACCAGCGCATAGCACACGGAAGGAAAAGGCGTTGGAAAAGAAAACTGGTAACCGCTGACTGGAACCGCGGCCTCAGAGTTACCAAATTTAATTATCTTTGAGCCAATCTGAAAGCTAGAACCTGACTCCCGCCAGCCAAGGTTTGCGAGAAATGCGGCTACGTCCGGAATATCCGCCCCGTTGCGGGCTTTATCCATTTTTTTAGACAGTTCCGTTGTCATGGTGGCGGCAAAGTTCGGATCGTCACCCAGCGCGGCGGCCAGTTCATTCAGTGTATCCAGCGCTGCCGGTGAGGAATCAATCAGCGCGGTCAGTGCCGCTTTCACAAATGCCGTGGTTGCGAGCTGCGTGTCATTTGACGACTGCGCCGCCGTCGGCGCGGTGGGCTTGCCGGTCAGCGCCGGGGAGTCTTTCGGCGCGTACTGATTATGCGGGTTAGCCGCCGCGAGATGGGCCGCCATCAGGTTGTCGGCATACGCCTTAACCTCAATAACTTTATCATCAACGTATTTACGGGTAGCCAGCACGACCGCCGGGTCGATTTTCAGGGTTACCGCGTCGGCGTTCGACACGATCAGGATCATGCGGATGGTCTGGGTGCGTCCACTGCCTTCCTGGAGCTGCGGCTTATAGGTCTCCGGGCAGTTCGCCACGGCAATCAGGACGCCGTCGCTGTCGTACAGACCAATCTCACGGATCCACCAACCGCCTTCGTCTTCCGGGATAATCTGCTCGGCGATAATCTGGCTGGTATTGTTGGGGTCAATGGTCAGCAGGTTAATGGGTGCAATTCGTCTGCGGTTAATCAGCGTCGTCTGCGACGGGTCAGGCGTCGGGAGTACGCCGTTAGCATCGCCAACAGCCATCTGCGTAAGGTTTACTTTGGTACCAAGCGCCGCAGCGTTCGCCAGCCGCGCCGCGCCTTGATTGGTCAGAATGGCATAATATTTCGCGGTCATGCGCTCACTCTCAGGTTATCGATCAGATGAATGGCCGAAGCCGGGTAATATTCCCCGCCGACGGTGATCGTCTCGGGGATGTAAGGGTAAACAGTCAGGGCGTCGCCGAGGTAACAACCCGCGCCGACAAACGCGTTTCCCGTTGTGCTCAGGCTGATGGCAAGCCCGATCAGGTGACGACTGGCTGGTTTTGCATCCTCAATCAGACGCTCAAGCTCGTAATACATTTCGTCGGTGATGCCGCTGTCAAGCACGCCAACCACCAGGCGAAACGTTCCCGGCTCCTCGTTGAGCTGCCACCACTCCCGCACCTCGATCAGATAGCCGAGCGGCTCAACGACACGGCGCAGCGCACTGATGGTGCCCTTGTGCTGATGGACATAAAACGAGGAAGCGATGACGCTGCGTTTTGTGGCTTCCGGCCATTTAAAATCCCAGCGGTCTACCGACAGCGCCCATGCAAGCCAGGGCAGAAGTGCCGCCGGGCATTGCCACGGATCCCAGAGCTGGCGCAGCGGCACCGGCACGCGGGTAATTTCTGCTGCTGCACGGGTGGCGGCCACTTCCAGCGCGGAGGAACCAACCGGCAAAAGGCGGTCATCACTCATCTGTACCCCCTGCGGCGATTTGATAGTGAGTGCAGTAAGATGCCTGGCGCTTGTCGAGCACAATGTCAGCCACCGGCGCGGCCAGTTCCACGCGCTGCACGCCTTCGACGTGGAGCGCGGCGTAAATGGCAGACTGACGGATATCGCGCCCGATACGGCGCTGCGAGCGGATGTAATCCTGCAACCGCTGTTCGGCTGCCCGGCGGATCGGCTCTGCTTCCGGGCCGGGGTAGAAAAAGAGTTTTGCCTCAATCTGATAGTTGATGATCTGCGCGCTCTGTACCGTCACCCGGTCACCCACCGGGCGCACATCTTCAGCATTCAGCGCTTTTTCCACCACGGCCAGCAAATCAGCGCTGGCTGTGCCGTCACCCTCACGTGACAGCACGGTGATGGTCACGCTGGCAGGCGTCGGACTGATAACGGAAATATCCGCCACGCGCCCGTCAGCGCTTCGCCCGTGATATTCATACGCGCCGACCGGCCCGGCCACGCTCAGCCCTTCAAAAGCCTGTTGCGCGCGCAGGCGTAAATCAGTATCAGATTCCATTACCGCCGCCACTGGCGGGATTGCGGCGTCGTCTGCCGGGGAGATGGTCAGCCGTCCGGTGTTATTGTTGGCGGCCATCACATCGAGATCGCTGCCCTTCGCATAAGCCAGCATCACCGCGCGGGCGGCTTCGTTGACGCGCTGACGCCAGATCACTTCGCGGTAGGCGTTTTCCTCAAGAAATTTGGTCAGCGGTTCAGACTCCAGCGCCAGCGTGCGCGCGATAGCGTCCTGCTGATCGCCGGGGTAAAGAGAAATCAGCGTCGCCTTACGCGCGGCGAGGATGCTCTCATAATCAAGCGCCTCAACCACATCCGGCACGGGGAGCTGACTCAGATCGATAATTGGCATGGTTTCAACTCACAGGAAGGTTTAGCGTAAGATTTTCGCCGGTGTCGGTTAGCTGGCCTGTCAGAGTGACAATCATTTGCCCGTCGAACCGGCGTTCTGTGGTGACAGAGGTGACACTGATGCGCGGCTCCCATTTCAGGATCGCCATGTAGCACGCCACCCTGACTTGCAGTTCCAGCGCGGGCGTTTGCGGCTGGTCAATCATTGCCGACAACAGCGAACCGTAATCACGCCGCATCACCCTTGAACCAACAGGCGTTCGCAGAATGTCGCCCAGGCTCTGGCTGATGTGCTCAGCATCGGTAAGCGTGCGCCCATCGGTTCGGCTCAGGCCGAGATAACGCGCTGTCATTTAATCCCCTTCGTCCAGCTTCCGCCGCTCTGCACGTTGCCGTGATCGTGGCTGTCAATTTGCACGCCGTTTGACGTAAACGCGCCGCCGCTGTGCTCAATGTTTCCGCTCATCTTGCCGCCCTTCTGCACTTCCAGCGTGGCGGTGATCAGCTTACTGGTGCAGACAACTTCCGGGGTGTCGAGGGTGATACGCGTGGAGGCTTTGACCAGCACTACCGGCACGGTGGCGGTAATTGACTCAGACGCGGTGACGCTGGCGGTTTTCATACCGCTGGCTGTCAGTGCGCTGGTCTTTGGCTCGTACTCAATAACCGCACCATCGGGAAAGGTAACGTGCCACGCATCCGCTGATGCCGACGGTGCCGGATGGTCATCAGAGAAAATCCCCGGCAGCACAAAAGCGGTATCCAGCTCCCCGCCCACAGAGAGAATTAATACCTGCTCACCGATTGAGGGTGCCCACCACGTGCGCGAGCGCCCCGCCCGGTGTGTCAGCCACTGGAGCCAGTCGGTATAGATGCCGCCGGTCTGCACACGACAGCGCCCGGTTTCAAGGTCAGTTTCGACGATGATGCCGGTGCGGATCATGTTGCGCAGCGCGCGGGCGAGTTCCTGAATATTTGCGAGTGTGTTCATAACGAAAAGGATGCCGCCGGGGAAAGGCGGCATCAATCAGGACTGGTTTTGTGGGAAGTAGTACAACGATTATTCGGCAAGATGATGGATAATTGCGCTTTCGACTAACTGCCGGTCTGCCTCAGAGATGCCAAGCAACTGGCGCACCGGGTACAATACCGCTCTGCCGTTTCGTGATGGGCGATCCCGCTGGCCGTACTGGTGAACGCGGGCGATGCGCTGCACCTTGCCTGTAAATTCCACTACCGCTTCATTGTCGTTGCCGCTGGCCTTCATGTAGCGATTGGTACGCAGCTTTGCGAACATCTCCCGCTTAACGCGGCCCTTCTTGCCCCGGATCGACTGCTGCGGCTGACGTTCTTCATAGGCTGTGCCATCGGGGGCGCGCTGCGCTTTAATACGCTTCTGCTGGCTCTGGCGCAACGTTCTGGCAATTTCAACGCTCAGACTGCGACGGCCAGCCGGTGACAGTGCCGCAATCAGCGCAGCGAGCCTTTCGTCAAAGGGCTTTAAATCACTCATGCCACGTGCTCACCAGTTCATCGCGGATGTATAGCTCCATCGGGCGCGTGACCGGCTCCGGAGGCGCAGGCTCGGGGATATTGCTTATATGCAACGCGGTATCAACCTGTTTCACCAGGGTGCGCTCAGTGATTAACAGGCTGATACTGATATCGACGCTGCTGTCGTTATTGATATCGCAGTACCACGTAAAGCCCTTTTTCATGCCTTCGTCAGTCGTCATGATATCCGGCTGATGCTCGCGCAGCCATGCCAGCACCGGAACCAGCAACAGATCGAGATCGTCCTTAAAATCTGTCACCGTCACGTTTAGCGTGTAACGCTTTTCGAATGACAGCGAGGCCGCCAGCGTCGAGGCAATCTGCCCGTTATCGACATACAGGCGCAGCATGTCGGGGTTTTGTTTCAGCACCGGCACGGATTTTGTCAGCGCATCACGCAGGCTTTCAGGTTTTAACATTCAAATCGTCCTGACATTGCTTGATGGTTTCCACCTGGAGCGCGCAGTTTTCTAACGCCCGCTCCAGTTGGCGGATATCAGCGCTCAGATCGCCGTTAGTTTGCGGATCGCTGCCCGGCATCGGACACAGGCTCACTTTCGGACAGCCGCTGTAAACAATCACCGGCGGAGACACAGGCGGGGCGTCGGTGCACCCTGCGCACAGCATCAGGCAAATCAGCGCCATACCAGCGGCGAAACTCTGCATTTTCATTGAGTAACCTCTCGATAGTTTGCTGGCGCTTTGCCGCCCGCTCTCCGGCAGCTTCCAGCTTCTGGCGCAGCGATACCTGCGCCTGCTCATTTTTATTTGCCCGTTCAGTGACGACAGTGAGCTGATTTTGCAGCGTGCCGATCGTTTTTTTCTGCTCACTGGCCACCTTATTCGCTTTCTCAAATGACCGGCTCAGCGTGTCGTTCTCATGTCGCAGCCAGGCCAGACCGAGCACGGCCAGAATGAGTAAAACCATCAGCGTTTTCATTTTGCTCCCTTCATGCAGTAAGCCCGCTCACGCTGGCGGCGGTTTTCCAGTCCCTTATTTTTGACGCCGTTGACGAACACCCAGCGGGTGAGCTGATCGCATGCCTGCGGCCATTGCTGGTGCTTGATGAAGCCAACCAGCGTTGAGCGGCAGGCCGCACCGGTTCCAACGTTAAAGGCAAAGCTCACCACCGCGTCATAGATCGGCTGCGGCATCGTGACCGGCGCACAGATGGCGAGCCTGCGCTCAACGTTCAGCACATCAGCGACTAAATTCTCCGCCGCCTGACGTTCGGTGATATCGCCTTTCGGCACCACCCCCGCAGTGTGGCCGATGCCTGACGTCCATACTCCCGCGCTGCACTGGTAGGGACGCAGACGGCATCCCTCAAGATCGGCGATCAGCGCCAGACCATCCCGCGAGGTATGAAGTAAACGAAAGTCAGGCACCAGTGCCGCCAGCGCCAGCACAGCGGCCACACTGCAACGCTTAACGAATGAATTCACGCATCACCCCCTCATCAAGCCCCAGAGACTGGAGGTATTTAAGCGTCCGGCGGCGATACCAGAAATTAACCAGCGCCGTGAAAATGGCGCAGCCAGCACCGACGATGAGCGCGAAACTCTCCGGCGTCTGCGTGCCAAACCATGCCAGCGCCACCGACAGCCAGTAGGTGATATACGTGGTAATTTTTTCCATTGTCAGTCCCACAAATTAACGGTTTCCGTGACCGGCGAGGATTGAACATCCGGCAGATCGACAGCGGCACCGTGTGGCAGCACCGCCCCCAAATCGGCCAGGCCCGGGTTAGCCAGAAGAACAGCCTCAACCGCACCAGACGTGCGCCCGTAATACCGGGTGCAAATCTGATCGAGGGTGTCCCCCTGTTGCGCGTAAACCCTCATCAGATTTGACTCACGATACAGCGAGGCCTGTCCTGCAAGCGGGCGACCGCCCAGCGCATATCACGCCAGAGGTTGTCGATAGTCGGGTCGATACTGTCGGCTTTTTTGTCCCCTTTCGCGCTGGCGTCAGCGCCGCGGTATTTTTCGTAAAGCGTGGCGGTGGTCATTGCCATGACCGCCTCAAGGTACAGCGCCACCTTTTCGCGCTCACCGTCGATCACTTCGGAAAGCACTTCCGCCAGACTTTTAAAGCCCGCCGCCATCTGTTGCGCGCGGTAGTCGTACAGCTCCGCGTTGGTTTCTGAGATTGCCATTTTAATCGCCTGACGCAGCCGGGCCGGGGGCACGGTCTGCTCAAGGCGCATCAGCTCGCGCACTTTGACCGGATCGATATCCGGGAAAAAAAAGGTATTTTTAATCACCGGCTCAGCGGGTGCAGTCGGCGGACTGATCACCGTTTCGCCGCGAGGTTCTTCTTTTGTAATAATCAGCGTCGTCATGACTACCTCTGAAAAGGGTGGGCGGTGGACGCCGGTTTCAGGTCAGGTAAAAACCGCCTTCACCGGCGTGCCGCCCGGCGCGGGGCGCATTCGATTAAGTGGCGTTTTTTCTCGGTCTTCCACGCTTCGCAGGCGTCGCACTGACGGGCTTACGCTTGCGCGTGGTTGTGGTCTTTTTCTGTGGCGCTTCGGATACGGGGCGCAGTTCGCGCGTCAGCCGCTCAATGTCTTTTTTCACCCCGGCCATGCTGTCGAGCTGCATTGCCCGTTGCAGGTGTGAAAGCGCATCGGCAGGCTGGCCGGTATCACGCAGCACCACGCCAATAATTTTGTGCAGCTTCGCGCGCACGGCGTCGGGCATGTCTGCCGTCGCCGTCAGCGCAAGGCAGTCGAGCAGCAGGGAAATATTCACCGGCTCACCGGCAGCGTGTGAGCGCATCGCGGCCAGCGCCACTTCTTCGGCAAACAGATAAGGTGGCGTGCGTTTGTGTTTACCGGGCATGCTCAGGCCGTAGCGCAGGGCGTAGCGGGCAATTTCAAGCGCACCGGCAATATCACCGGCATCGAGACGCCACAGCATGACCGTCATCAGAATGTCATCCTGTGCGCCCTTCCCCTGCGTAAGCACACCACTCACCCACGGCAGATAAAATGGCAACAGCTCGCGCTTTTTAACGGCCTTACGCTCAGTGGAAAAAATGCCTTTTAACGTGCGTTGGTCTGCGGCCAGCTTAACCAGCATCTGCTCGTAGGCAGTGGCATGACGCAGCGGGTTATCTTTCCGCTGCGCGGTGGTAATGGCCGAGACCCGCATCATGTGACGCTCTGCGGGACTCGTCATGATTTACTCTCCCTGCGGCTGAACATCAGCCGGAGCAACAGTAACTGCCGGTGCATCAGCCTGGGTAACAGCCTCAGCCGGTGCGAATTTACCGACCTTGATGTTTTCCACCAGGCAACCGGCGGCGTAATCTTCAATCACGTAATCAATATTCATTGACTCGTAATTTTCCACGCGGTCACGTTTCGCGTTTTCTTCGATTACACGGCGATGACTTTCATCCATGAAATAGATGGAAAGGTTATCCAGGCGAGTGACCAGCAGCGCATCAGCCGGGAAGAACGGCACGCGAACCGCTGGCAAATTACCGATGCGCTTCTGACTGATAATCACGTCAGCGGCGAGCATGTCGCTGTTATCCTGTTCTTTGTTCACGATCGGGAAATATTTATCGGCCAGCAATTTACGACCAACGACGACTACCAGATCCGCGTCTTCCTGATACCACGGCGCGATCAGATTGTTGGTGGCATCCATGACCAGCGCGTCAAGATTGGCGTAGTCGCCATTTTCACCAACGCGGATCACAGCGGAAACCACGTCACCTTCTTCATCGGTAACATTGCTCATGACGCGCGCAGGCGCTTCTTTGCGGTATTTCTCCAGCCAGCCTACTGCGACATCCTGCAACATTGGATTGGTGACGCGGTTCGACGTGTCTGCACGGCGCACGCCATTAAAGCCCGCCATAATGAAATCAAGCGCCTGACGCTTGATGATCGCGTTACGGATGCGTAACTGGAAATCCTGAAAACGCGCCCACAGGTCGAGGGTTTTATAGCGAAGATGGAAATCAAAGTTGATTTGATCGCATTCGTACTTATTGGACTCCAGCTTCGCAAAGTCCTGCGTCTGGCGTTCGTCACCTCCTGCGGTGTCCGTGGTGCTGGCAATTGAGCCACTCACACCCACACCCACTTTTTCGCCCTTAAGCTCGCTCACCGGCACGATATTGATGCGGGTCAGAAAGTCGGATGACTCCTGCACCGTATCCATCAGGGTCTGCGTCACAGACGGGTCAACGGTGAATTTTTTTGACGTGTCGCCAACGTCAATACCGTTCAGCTCAGCGATGCGTGACAGAAAGGCATTAAATTTAAAACGGGTTGCTTGGCGCATATTTATTCCTGAAATCAGTTAATCGGGTTTTACTGCGTTTGCCGGATACCGTCCGGTCAGCAGTTCGTCAGACCGGCCTCACCGCCGCCGCCAGTGCTTAACTCACGGCGAGGCTGGCGGGGGTTTTCGGTGTTATCGAGAGAGGTTTTCAGCGTCTTAAATTGCTCACTGATTTCCCCGGTCTGGGTGGTTACGTCCGTTTTGAGCATGCTGAATGCAGTTTCCATATCAGCGAGACGTTTTTCCGTTGCGCTCAGGCTTACCTGTACGTGCTCGCTGACCACCGTTACCGCTTCATGTACATCAGCTAAACGGGCGTCATCGGTCGCCTGCTTGCGCCCAAAAATGGCTTTCACGGTGTCGCTTAATTTTGCGAATACGTTTTCTGCCTGGTCTTCAAATTCCAGCTCGGCCAGGGTCGCAACGGAGATCAGGTTTTCCGGGTTCGTTTTAAAGCGGTTAAGCGGGTTGGTTTTCGCGGTGCGACAGAACTCCAGATATTCGGTGCCGAGGCTCGCCGGATCATCAGTGACCGCCAGACCAACCAGATAGCATTTGCCGGTATTGGCAAAGTTCGGCTGGATTTCCATTGAGGTATAAACTTTCTGGCCCTTACCCACCATTTCGACCAGATTGTCGAGCGGGGCGATTTTGCCGAACAGCGCCAACTTGCCGTTAAGCGCGGAATCGTCATCAATCTTTTCAGCTTTCAGCTCGACAACATCGCCGTAACGACCGAGAGCGCCGTCGGGATAAATGCCGCGCAGGTGTTCAAGGTTGATGCGGCAACCGTAGACGCGGGGATCAAATGTTGAGGCCATTTCCTGGAGATCGGTTGCGCTGATAACGCGACCGTCACAGGTGTCGCCCTCAACACCGATGCGGAAGAATTTCGATACTTTTTTTGCCATCGTCAGGTGTCCTGATTAAGTTTGCACGTTTGGTCAGGCTTAGTTTCCCGACGTGCCACCGTGACGGCTATCAATTCGTGATGGCTTATCTCCCCTACAACAGCGCGTTAGCGATTAGCGCCTCCCCTTTCCGTAGCCTTGCCCTGAACCACTTACAGCGAGGCATTCATGACCATCACCACCGACACCACGCTATTACATGATCCGCGCCGTCAGGCCGCGCTGTTGTACTGGCAGGGATTTTCCGTGCCGCAAATCGCAGAGATGCTAAAGACCAAACGTCCGACCGTTCAGAGCTGGAAACAGCGCGATGAGTGGGACGCAACCGCACCGCTTAACCGGGTTGAGAGCACGCTTGAGGCGCGGCTTATCCAGCTCTATGCAAAGCCGGATTTAACCGCGCATGATTTTAAAGTGGCGGATTTTCTGTCGCGCCAGATGGAGCGTCTCGCCCGTGTAAACCGCTACGGCCAGACCGGAAACGAGGCGGATTTAAATCCGAACGTGGCGAACCGGAATAAAGGCGAGCGCCGGAAGCCGAAAAAGAATTATTTCAGCGATGAGGCTATCACGAAGCTGGAAGAAATATTTTTCGATCAGTCATTTGATTATCAGCTCGGCTGGCACAAAGCGGGGCTTTTGCACCGTATTCGCCACATCCTGAAATCTCGCCAGATTGGGGCAACCTTTTATTTTGCACGCGAGGCATTATTGCGAGCGCTTAAAACAGGTCAGAACCAGATTTTTTTATCCGCGAGTAAAACCCAGGCCCATGTATTCAGAAAATACATCATCGCTTTTGCCCGACTGGTTGACGTTGACCTGACCGGCGACCCGATTGTCATCGGCAATAATGGCGCAGAAATGCTTTTTCTCGGTACAAACTCCAACACCGCACAGAGCCATAACGGCGACCTGTACGTCGATGAGATTTTCTGGATCCCGAACTTTCAGCGCCTGCGTAAAGTTGCCTCAGGTATGGCGTCGCAAAAGCACCTGCGCACGACCTATTTTTCTACACCTTCCTCGCTCGGACATGGCGCATATCCGTTCTGGTCTGGTGAGCTGTTCAACAAGGGCCGCGCCAGTGCCAGCGAACGCGTTGAGATCGATATCAGTCATAACGCATTAGCCGCCGGGGTTGTCTGCGCGGACGGGCAGTGGCGGCAGATTGTCACCATTGAGGACGCGCTCGCCGGTGGCTGTACCCTGTTTGACCTGGACACGCTGAAACGCGAAAACAGCGCAGATGATTTCCGTAACCTTTTTATGTGCGAGTTTGTCGATGATAAGGCGTCGGTATTCCCGTTTGAGGAGCTACAGCGCTGCATGGTTGACAGCATGGAAGAATGGGAAGATTTCGCGCCGTTTGCTGACCGTCCATTTGGTTACCGGCCAGTGTGGATCGGTTATGACCCGTCTCACCGTGGCGACAGCGCCGGATGCGTGGTTATCGCCCCGCCACTCGTCAGCGGCGGTAAATTCCGCATCCTTGAGCGCCATCAGTGGAAAGGGATGGATTTTGCGGAGCAGGCCAATTCTATCCGCGCGCTTACCGAAAAATATAACGTCGAATACATTGCGATCGACGCCACCGGCATCGGCCAGGGTGTTTATCAGCTGGTTCGCTCGTTTTATCCGGCAGCGCGTGAGATTCGTTATACCCCGGAAGTTAAAACCGCAATGGTGCTTAAGGCAAAAGACACCATCACGCGCGGCTGTCTCGAGTATGACGTCAGCGCCACGGATATCACGCAGTCATTTATGTCGATCCGCAAAACCATGACCGGCAGCGGGCGCAGCTCCACCTATGAGGCCAGCCGAACCGAAGAAGCCAGCCACGCGGATTTAGCCTGGGCCACCATGCATGTACTGATTAACGAACCGCTCAGCGCCGGTAGCGGCATGGCGTCGTCTTCCATTCTGGAGTTTAACTAATGTCAAAGCGAAAAAACCGCAGGCCGCAGCCAGTCAAAGCGGTAAACCACACGCCTAATGATGCGCCAAAAATGGAAGCATTCACCTTTGGCGAACCGTCGCCGGTGCTTGATCGCCGGGACATTTTTGATTACGTGGAGTGCATCAGTAACGGCAAATGGTATGAGCCGCCGGTGAGCTTTACCGGGCTGGCGAAAAGCCTGCGTGCTGCCGTTCACCACAGCTCACCGATTTACGTTAAACGTAACATTCTGGCGTCCACGTTTATCCCGCACCCGCTTTTATCGCAGCAGGATTTCAGCCGGTTTGTGCTGGATTTTTTAGTGTTCGGGAATGCGTTTTTAGAAAAGCGTATGAGTGCCACAGGCCGAGTGATGCAACTGGAAACATCACCGGCAAAATACACCCGGCGCGGCGTGGAGCAGGACGTTTACTGGTGGGTGCCGTCGTTTATTCAGCCGCATCAGTTCGACCCCGGATCGGTTTTTCACCTGCTTGAGCCGGACATTAACCAGGAGATTTACGGCATGCCGGAATATCTCAGTGCGCTCAATTCTGCCTGGCTGAATGAATCAGCAACGTTGTATCGCCGCAAGTATTACCAGAACGGCGCGCATGCGGGTTACATCATGTACGTGACCGACTCTGCCCAGAGCAGCACCGACGTGGAAGCGATGCGGGATGCGATGCGCAGCTCAAAGGGCATGGGGAATTTTAAAAACCTCTTTTTCTACGCGCCAAACGGCAAAGCTGACGGAATTAAAATTATTCCGCTCAGCGAAGTAGCGACGAAGGACGACTTCTTTAACATTAAAAAAGTCAGCGAAAGCGACTTGCTCAGCGCGCACCGCGTACCGCCTCAGTTGATGGGGATGATCCCGAATAATAGCGGCGGCTTCGGGGATGTAGTGAAAGCGGCTCAGGTGTTTGTGCGTAACGAACTGACGCCATTGCAGGAACGGTTCAAAGAGATTAACCGATGGGCGGGCGAGGAAGTGATCCGCTTTCAGGATTACACACTTAACATCGAAGACTAATGCCGCCGCGCCGCCTACGGGCGGCTTTTTTTTCACCTTTCCCCGGCCCCTTTTCACATCTTCAACATGCAAATCCCACCCGCAAATTTTTTCCCGAAAAAAAATCTCAAAAAATTTTCAAAAAAATAAATAAAAATCACGCTCAGCGCGCAGTGCTATCCCCGCCTCGCCTGCCCGCTTTATGTGGCGGTTTTAATGCAGGTGCATTAGATATGAAAATGCCCGTCAGAGGTGGCAGGGCGGGGTGAAAACAATCCTTATGAAATCATGCAATTTCATGCAGCATAGTCATGCGCCTGCTTAACTCTCATCTTTTACTGGTTCAGGCGTGGAATAATTCTCAAACGACTTATAAGTGGCAGTGTCGAAAAGGGATACACCTTCAACTTGGTCCATCGGGATCACATGCCGGAAATGCATGATATTCAGGGGGGTAGATTCAGGCGTAATATTCGAGTTGAGATAAAGCTCAAAGTATCTGTGCTGCTCATGGTAGCGCAGCGTATCTTTATCACGGTAGCCGCTAATATAAGGGATGAGCGCAAGGTGCTGGGTATCGTGATGCTCCATTCGTGGCGCAGCGACATAACCGATATAGACTTTACGGGATTTAAGAGTAACAAAAATCAGTTTGCCTTCGTCAATCGCTTGTACCAATAACGCCTCAATACCATCTTGCGAGGCCATCTCCCGATACGCTTTCTGCCTGACTTCATCATTTTCAAGAGCACGCTTAGAGCTATTACCCTGCTCAATAGCTAACCAGACAGCCATCATCATCGAAAGAACAAAAAAAAGCGGATAAGACATGACGTTAATGTCCGTCATCCATGTGTATAAATCGACATGTAGGCGCGGCCAAATCAACCCGAATAGGTTGATCAGGCTACTGAGAAGGAGAAGTGAAACAAATATTACCGAAATAACACCGAAGCCTTGTATGGCGAACTTGCACCCGTGCATTGCAACATAAAAATAAGCATTCCAGCCATTGCTGCGGGCCAATTTGATGCGGGATTGGTAATGATTTTGTGTGTACCAAAACCCGCATACGAGGACAACCATTATGATCAACGGACCCATTAATTATCCTTGACGTTTATCAGCCAACTCTTCCATACGGGCTCGCATTGATTCGCGCACCTGCTGATTATTCATATTAACTGTTGCCGAACCATTGAGATCGGTGATGATTTTACCGTTCCCAGAGCTTCTAACATCATAACTGATAACTTCCTGCATAATCTTACCCGGAGCGGATAACATTTTTTTGAGTAAATCAGTCATAGGACCTCCTGATGACACACACCACTGGCAATGGCGTTTACTGTGTTCTGCTACCTAACTATAGGACAGCTGGAAAACAAGATAATTCGTTGAGAGCTACTTATTAACCTATTTAACCAGCACCAACAACCTTTTTCAGGACAATCATTGCATTACCCGATGATGGCTACCGCCTAGCTTTCGTTCGTAACTCAACCCTGACCGCGGTAAAACCAGTTTTAGCGCGGGCAGGGTTTTACTATTGCAGCCAGCTATCGTCTTCCCACACGTGCTGCAAAATTTCCATTACCTGTTTTTTCTCTTCATCCAGTTTGAGGCCGCTCAGTTCTACGCCGTTCGCGCTACCTTTGCGGATGCGAATTGCCGTTTTTGGGTAAAGCGGCTGCAAATTCCGGTAAAGCTCGGACTCTAGTGCGTCCAGTGTCGCCTGGCTAATCTTCTGCTCTTTATCGATCATTATTTCAATTCGCATACAGCCCCCACTAACTGGAAACGTCTATTGATCGGGTGTACTCATGGCTTCGTATTTTCGCCATCAACTCATCGGTCAGTTCAGAAACCCACTGGATAGCCAGCCGCTTTTCTTCTTCGCTGCACTCGCTGGCCGCAACAAGTTTGATGAAAAAATCAATGCGCTGAAGCTTCATCGACTCCAGAAAATAGTCTTCCATTTTTCCTCCCTTTCAAAACAACTGTACAAATAAACACTGATTATATTTACAGTATAGGAGGAATTTACCGATGTAAATTGTTTTCTGAAAAGTAATCGGATATTTCCGGGAAAAAATGTTAAGCGCAACAATGGTTAACCAGCTTGTTTTGCAGACTCTTCGAGCTTACGAACTCTTTGCATAATGCCTGTTGCTTTGGCTGAGGCAGGCAAAATTGCCGCATAAACATCACCACTGGCCGACGCTCTGCGCCAGTGCCCGCCAATAAATAGCCTCGATCCAGAAATCAGAGACAGCGCCTCACCCTGGCTAAGTATTTCACCAGTTAACACATTCATTTCATCGATCACTCTGGCTATGGCCGCCGCGTTTTTCTGTGTTACGTGGTCGAATTTTTGCCCGGCGGCCTGCTTTTTCTTCTTAATCCGCTCTGTCAGTTGACTGCGCTCGCGGCGGTTAAGCGGTCGCGTAAGGTCAACCGGCGGAATCTCACCCGGATCCTTTAACGGATCCCCCGTACAGTTATTGACAGAACTCCGAGAGGGCGCAGGAGCGCCCTTAACGTCAACGGCCAGGTCAACGGCGCGCTTCGGTACAATCTTCCACTGCACCACGCGGGTCACAATCGGGGAGCCGTCGCCAACTTCGGTGTCATATACGCCACGCACGCGCACGCACTCTTCGCCGTAATCATTAACCGTCTCGCTGGCTTCGTACCATGTGCGCACCTGTAGATCATCACGACGAACGAACGGGCCGCCCTGAGCATTAACGTATCCGGCCCAGTCCCCCGCATCAGCAGCATCGTGAACCAGTGCAAATTCTACACTCAGCCCGCGCGCCGTCTCTGCATCAGCCATGCGGCGCAATTCACGGTAAACCGTCACCGGTGCGCCGCCTACAAACTGAAACTGCCGGATGTGCCAGCGGGCCGCCCACGCGGAAACGGCGGGCGCTGTCTCTTTGAGGCTTTCGCCGCTTTCGTCGTCGGTTTCATCGTCCAGGGCGTAGCCGTCGATGTTCTTTGAAATGTATTTAGCCACGTACCCGGTGGCGCTGCCCTTATCTGGATCGATAGCCTCAGCGTGAAAACGCGCTTTGCGGGCCTTCTCGCTTCTCAGTTCCTGACCATCTTCCTTGCGGGCATATTTGCCGATGATGGCGCGGACGCGCTCAATATCTTCCGGCAGCATAAACATAAGCATGTGCCAGTGCGGGGTGCCGTCGTGATGAGGTTCGGCGACACGGATCCCGAAAACGCGGATCTCGTCGCGGTGCAGCTTGGCGCGAATCTTCGCCCAAAGGCCGGTTAAATAGCGTTGCGTATCGGCAGGGCTGGAGCCATCCCACTTCGTGTTCCGGTAGCCACCGCGCGTGGTGGCGTGGAATTTTGACGGCGCGGTCAGAGTGTAGAACTCCCCGACATAGCCCAGTTCATTACAGATGTTTTCAAATCCCCGGATGCGGGTCATCAGTTCACAACGCCGGATTGCCGGATTAGCAACGCTGCCATCATATTTGTCGATCAGGCTGATGCGGTTGCCTTCTTCGTCCTCCAGTTCCATCCCCTTGAGAAATTCACGGGTGCGCCGTTTCTGCTCGCGCCATTCAGCAACACAGCTTTTGCTGGCGTAGGCTTTTTTCTTTTTGCTGACGTTGCCGAGAGCAATTTGCAGATGCTCGCGCCACTCAGCCGCCACGCGACGAAGGCGACCAGTCCACCATTTTTCTGTAGTCATGCGCAGAACCGCCGGGCCTACATTCTCAGCGCTGACAAACTTCGTGGTGATGCGCTCCCACAACGGGGGAACGTTACGGAAATGATGAGTGATACGGGCGGCACACATGTAAGACGCATGCAGCGTTTTAAGATCGCTCCCTTCCTCGGCTTCAATCGTTCCCAGTTCCGAGATGATGAAGTTAGCAATATCACCGGCCAGCAGATCGATATCCGCTTTTGACATATCCGGCAGGCGATTAAACCGGGCCGTCATGTTCACCAGACGGGACGCCATGAAACGAATATCGGCAGCGTCAAAGCGGCCGCCAAATGTTGCAGCGGAAATATCAGCATCGATCCCGGTGATGCCATAATTCTTTTTAACCAGTTCAAGGCGCGGTAATGCCCTCCGGGTGAAATTCACCAGGAAGGCATTAGCTCGCTGAACATCGTGATGCCGCTCCAATTCATCAGCCCGGCGGCGCACGTCGTAACGCACACAGTCTGGCTGCTTTTCCAGCTCATTACGGGCATGCAGCAGCGCCGCAATCAGTTGATCGCAGCGGTGCTGTTGTTCGTGTGTGAGGTACGGGCTTGCGATAGCTTCGCGGGGCGCGTTCCATGCATAGGCCTGGCTGCTCACGGTTGCGCCATATGGAAAAATGAAAAATCAGCCGCAGCCGCATAATCCACGCCAAAAAAAACAGGGGCTTTTGATACCGCAATAATTTCCTGCGCTGACTTCGATTCACCGGCGGCCACGCCCATGCTGCGCTTTGCCGTAATGCGGTGGTAGTTGAAAGTTCGATATAACGAGCGAGTCAGAGCCGTGTCACTATTGGACACAACAACCCGGTGACCTTCTGATGACCGGCGCTCAAGAATTGACGCCAGATGATACTGATCATCCTCAGTAAACCCGGCGGTGTGGTAATCGCCAAAAGTTCCGTCATAGGGTGGATCGCAGTAGACAACATCGCCAGCACGCAACATATCCAGCGTTTCGCTATAGCTGGCACAGATAAACGTTGCGCGCATGGCCTTCTCAGCAAATACCGCAATCTCTCCCGCAGGGAAATAAGGTGCTTTATAGTTACCAAACGGGACATTGAATTCCCCGCTTTTGTTATAACGACATAAGCCGCGATAACAATGGCGGTTTAAATATAAAAAGAGTGCCGCGCGTTCAAGCGTTGACAGAGTTGTATCGCTATTAAACCGCAGGCGGTTTTTGTAATAACTTTCAGCATTATTATCTTTACTGAATAATACCCATGCGAGCTTGATAAATTCATCTGTATGCTGGGCCACTTGCTGATAAAGATTTATCAGATCAGCATTAATATCCGCGACAAGATAATGAGGATAGTCTGTTGCCATCATGACAGCACAGGAACCCGCGAAAGGTTCAACCAGTCGCGGGCCTTTTGGCAAGTGCTTAATCAGTTCCGGCATGACGGCGGTTTTATTTCCCGCCCATTTCACAACAGTGCTCACACCGCACCCCCGTTGTAATGCCTGCCTTTCAGTTCTGCGATTTCCTGACAGGTGACGCAGCACTGCACGCCCGGAAGGGCACGGCGGCGGGCTGACGGGATTGGTGCATCGCAGGCAGCGCAAAGCACACGGGACACGCCCGGCTTTTTGGCTCGGGCGGCGTTGATGTGGCGCTCGCGCTCGTCGTGCTCGCGCTGTTGAGCCAGATCGATAGAGTCAGCCATTAGTGGATCTCCTGCGCTTCGTTAACGATGATGACCGCTTCCACGCGCAGCAGCTCTGCGGCCTCAGTACCGTTTAAACCGCCCTGAGTAATAAACACGGCCAGCTTTTCAAGACGCGCGGCCATCACATCAGCACGCCCCCGACGTTCTTCCATGCGCGCCGCCGTCAACAAACTATTTAACCCGGCGTCATCCGCGCCGATTTGAGTCTTACGTTTTTCAATATTTCGCAACTTCATTTTTATTACTCCAGATTTAGGGCAAAAGAATGCCCGGCGGGTTTACGCCATTAATTACGTTTGGGTTATTTACTCAGGTATTACGCTTTCATGAAGCGAGAAACGACGGGGTAATATTTCCCCCCAGCGCGCTATCTCATTCATAGCTTTAATCAACATTACACGGCGAGGCTGATCAAAGTATTCAAACGGCTTTCCAACCTCATCACTTTTAAAAGCGCCTGGTTGCTCACGGTTTGCCAGCGTCATGACAACAAATTTAAAGTCATCACTTAGCTTATTGAAATTACGCAGCGCGCCGTTTTGCGTGGCTTTTAATTTCTGATGAAACCGTGCGAAACATTCCTCACCAGACATTTTCGCGGGCTGGCTGCAACCAGCATTATTAAATGGCACTGCACCGGCATTAATTGGCGCAGACATGTTATTAATCATATCGACCTCAAGAAAGTTTTTACCCGGTTAACAAAAGACGTGGCGCGCACAGCGTGCAGTTCATTTAATAATGCCGACTGATCGCGGCTTGGATGCCAGCGCTTACCATCTTTACCTACAATCCAACCATGGCCGTGATGCATGGACGGGCTTTGACGTACCAGCAATGATGCGAATGACGGGCCGTTATTCATACTCATCTCACATCACACCAAATGATGCGCCAATGCCGCATACAGAATCGACCACGCTTGCCATTGCCGGATTACCCTGGACGCGAGCTTGCATTGCGATCGCTGTTAAAGTCAGCATGCGGATACCAGAATTAACGCACTCAATCATTCCGCGCTTGCGGGCGGGCGTCAGGCGTTCCGCAGATATTGCACCGGTAGCCAGCTCACCAAGCTCACCCATTGCACGCATGATATAGGTCTGCATTTTCTCGGGTGCCAGCTCGTTAACCGGTACACACGGCAGGCAATGAATTTGTGCCAGAAAACCATCAACCAGGGTTGAGTCTTCCGTCAGATCGGTCAACACCCAAATTTCACGCGGCGTTAACTGGTGCGGCTGCTCCGGGTTGAGCTTGTTATAAAGCGTGTGGGGTTTAATCCCTGCTTTTTCTGCCAGTTCTCTAACGCTGTGAGTAGTCGCAAATTTACGGCAAGCCTCATCAAAGTGAGCATGTGAGGAAACGCGAAAATCTAACATGTTGCATCCTTACAATTCACATACAGTGAATTACGCGCCGATTATGAGTTGAAAACGTGAATGCCCCAGAGCTTTACGCATTTGTTCTTCTTTCCAGCGTGCGTAGTAAATACGGATGGGACCACCGGCTTTTTTGCAACCTTTGCGGATAACACGCTGCTCGATTGGTACGCATGGGTTGTCGCCAGTTGTCCAGCGATATGCGGTGCGCTCTGAAACTCCCTCTAACTCTGCAAACTGCTGAAGGGTAACGATAGGTGCGGGGATTTTGATGATTGCGAATTCAGAAGCCATATTGCATGATTCCTTATTTGCCAATATTTACGGTTAACGGTCATCATTCTGCCAACATTTGCCATTAACCAGATTAGGTTTAGCCGCATACTAATGCGCAAAAGCCGCATCAGTCAATACGTGGATACGAATTTTATGGAACTAGATGCAGGAATCAGTAACGAACATGTCTTAGATAGGATTTGCGAAGTTTACGGTTTCGCACAAAAAATCCAGTTGGCCAAGCACTTCAACATTGCTGCCAGCTCTCTACAAAACCGCTATACACGCGGTAGTATTTCTTATGACTTCATTGTCCATTGTGCCCTTGAAACAGGTGCAAATATTGCTTGGCTGCTGACAGGTAAAGGAGAAAAATTTGCCAATGAAAAAACCTCAACCCCATCGGCATCTGAGGAACTGGCTATTCCCTCTTTCACTTTAAGTGAAGGAAAATTAGTTGATGAGAATGTAATTAAAATTTCTAAATCACTCTTTAGCCGCGTTCCTAATAACCCGCAATGCCTTCGATCAGACAACGTTACTCACTTTCTGGAGCTCGACGCCTCACTCTCTGATGGGTCATGGCTTGTAGATATTGAGGGTGCACAAAGTATCCGCGAGTTAACCGTCTTGCCTGGCAAAAAACTACATGTAGCTGGCGGAAAAGTGCCCTTCGAATGCGGGATTGATGAGATTAATACTATTGGTCGAGTGGTGGGTATTTACAGCAAGGTTAATTAATGACTGTCCGTAAAAATCCTGATGGCGGCTGGATTTGCGAGCTCTACCCAAACGGCGCAAAAGGCAAACGTATCAGAAAGAAATTCGCTACCAAGGGCGAGGCTGTGTCGTTCGAACAGTACACCGTTCAAAACCCGTGGCAGGAAGAAAAGGAAGACAGGCGCACATTAAAAGAGCTGATTGATTCATGGTATAGCGCTCATGGCATTACACTGAAAGACGGCATGAAACGCCAGTTAGCTATGCACCATGCCTTTGAGTGTATGGGCGAACCACTCGCACGCGACTTCGATGCGCAGATGTTTTCCCGCTACCGAGAAAAACGGTTAAAAGGTGACCATGCCCGTTCAAACAGAGTGAAAAAGGTATCGCCTCGCACGCTTAATCTTGAGCTGGCCTACTTCCGGGCAGTGTTCAATGAGCTAAACCGCCTCGGCGAATGGAAAGGTGAAAATCCACTGAAAAATATGCGCCCATTCCGCACAGAAGAAATGGAAATGGCCTGGCTAACTCACGACCAAATTTCGCATCTGCTCGGAGAGTGTAAACGGCATGACCACCCTGATTTAGAAACCGTGGTAAGAATCTGTCTCGCCACTGGCGCACGGTGGTCTGAGGCCGAGAGTCTGAGAAAAGGCCAGCTTGCTAAATTCAAAATCACATACACCAACACGAAAGGCAGAAAAAACCGCACCGTTCCAATCAGCAAAGAGCTCTATGAGTCTCTGCCTAATGATAAAAAAGAACGGTTGTTTAGTGATTGTTATGGCGCATTCCGGTCTGCTCTGGAAAGAACATGCATCGAACTACCGGCAGGACAACTTACCCATGTTTTGCGCCACACCTTCGCCAGCCACTTTATGATGAATGGTGGTAATATTCTTGTCTTGCAGCGCGTACTCGGCCATACCGACATCAAAATGACGATGCGATATGCGCATTTTGCACCTGACCATCTAGAAGACGCAGTAAAATTTAACCCACTAATAAATTTAAGTCAGTTTTGACCACCATAAACAAACAATCACTATAAATTAACATTGACTTTAAGGATAAATAAAATGGATGCGGTAACAAATTTAAGAAAAAAATACATTTTAAATCTTGAGGCATTAAAGCCGGGAGATATAATACTTGAGCATGGTTACAAGCCACATAGTTTATTAATTATGAAAGTTACTGGGAGTCATTACTCTCACGCTATGTTATATGAAGGTTCAACAATAATTGAAGCGACATCTAGCGGCGGAGTTTTTAGTAAAGTTCCAAATAGATTCGCAGTTGTAAACCAAAATGATTTAAAGGTACTTCGACTTGAAAAAGAGATTTCCCCACAAGATATGGAGAATATCACAATAACAGCCAGGACTCTGACAGGGTCAAGTTACGATAAATCTGAGGCACTTCAGGCAGGAAAGAAAAAGAAACCCGCTCAAAAAAAATCCAATGGCCAATTTTGCTCTAGATTGGTAGCACAATGTTATAACAAAGCTGGGATAAAACTTGTTGAAAGCATTAATTACTGCTCACCGGCAGATTTAGAAAAATCACCTTTGCTAACAGAAGTTGAAAATGCCGTCAAAGAGGCATCAGAGGCCGAGTTAGCTCACGCGCTAGCATCAAGCATTCATACGCAGCATCATAAAAGCTCGGTCGAATGGGTTAAAGCCGCAAAAAAAATCCTCAAAAAGTCAGGGGTTGAGGCTGAAACTATTAATGATATTTACAGTGCGACTCTTAGCCTGAGAAACCCTAAGGTTGATAAATTAATACTAAAAGAGATTAAAGCATCAGGGCATTATAATTTTTATCTACAGGATAAAAACGCAAATCCATTTCGATACGATGTAACTAAGTTCGCCGAAAAAATTGGAAATAACATGTATGCAATTGATGCTGAAATAAACAAAGAGATATCAATTGTAAAGGTTCAATCTACGAATCTGAGCAATGTTAAAGAGTGTTTTAAAAGTTACCCTAGTTGTCTAATGGCAGCGGAAATTGATTTATACACGGGAATATTAAATATCACCAAGGAAAGGCTGGAAATTATTATTGAGCATTGTGAAAATAATAATTTAACACCAGAACTCTTTACAAAGGCCCTGAGCATGATTAACTATATTGATAACCTTTAA